GCACGAACCAGTTCGAGGACGGTCAGGCTTTGTTCATGCGCTGTAGCGCGTGGCGTGATCTGGCTGAGCATTGTGCCAACAGTCTTGCGAAGGGCATGCGTGTGATAGCGCAGGGCAGGCTTACGCAACGTTCCTACGAGGCGAAGGATGGCACGCAGCGCACGGTCGTGGAATTGCAGGTTGACGAGATCGGCCCATCGCTCAAGTATGCGACGGCGCAGGTGCAGAAGATGCAGTCAGGCGGATACCAGGGCGGCAACACCAATGGCGGTTTCGGCGGGAATGGCTATCAGCAGCCGCAGCAGGCACAGCAGCAGCCGCAGGGAGCCGACCCGTGGGCTGCGCCAACCGGCACGCCTGACAGTTTCGGCGGTTTCGGCGGAGCGCCGGAACCGGAGTTCTAAATGGTGCCATTGGCAGGATACGACCCGCCAGCATGGTGCGAACGGCATGAGTGCCCCTACTACGGACGACCATGCCCCGAATGCGAGACGGAAACGGAAGACTACTACGCGGACATCGGCGACGCCAATGTCTGGGATTTGGAGTGAACATTGTTCGATTTCGACGTTTACGGGGAACCGGTCGCGAAAGGCCGTCCAAGATTCTTCGGCACGCACGCCGTCACACCGGAACGCACACGCACGCAGGAAGAACTGGTCGCAAGCGAATTCCTACGACACTACCCACAGGCGCAACCGTTGAAAGGCGAAGTCATGATGACAATCGTCTTCTACAAAAGCCGCCACGGCAAACCCGACTTGGACAATCTGGAAAAACTCGTCAAGGACGCGTTGAACGGACTCGCCTACACGGACGACCAGCAGATCAAACTCACCCTGTGCGCCATGCTCGAACCCGACCGCATGGCATTGGGCAAACGTGTGATCGGACTGGTGAAACGACGGCAGGGAATGCCATTGACATACGGCGGCATCGAATACGAGCCACACACGGGAATCCACATCGAACCATTGGGCGGAACCATCCACGACGGCATACGCCATGCCACGGAAAGCATGAAAGGACTATTGCATGACGCGGGCAACGATGCGCGATATCGATGAAATGGATTTCAACATCCAAGTCTGGGATTACATGAACTGGGCTTTGGGAGACAGGAACCTTGGTTTCGACAGGCGGTTGCATTGGATGGGCGAACCGGTCAACGTCACCACGTTCAAAAACGCGGACAAGCCGGTGTTGGAAATGTTGGACGAAGCCCGCACTGTCGCCGCGGACAACGACATGCGCGTCTGGGTTGTAGTCCAACACGTCACCGGCATGGATGTCACGGGAAGCCTCGTGCTGATTCCACCGGAAGCATGGACGCGACTCAGCCAACTCGACACAAACCGGGAACTCGACGGAATCCACTTTATCCAACTGGCTGTCGGCAACGGGCTGGGAGTGGTCAGCCTCTACCAGTTCGCACTGCTCATGAACCATTTCCAACCGCTCGGACCGGACGAATCGAAGGAGGTTTGACATGGTTGAAATCCGCCAATCCTCCTACATGTGGCAGAACGTGAAACTCAACCGCATACAAGCCGTCCTGCTGGTGGCATTGGTGCGTGACGGACGATTGCCGGACGTGGACTGCGAATGGTCGAAACAGTATCGGACGATCGACGCTTTGGAGGCGCGCGGACTGCTTGTCAAGCATGATGACGGACTGGTGGAGCCTACCGGTTTCGGACGTGAATACGTTGACCACATCCTCACGCCGGTGGAGACGCATAGCACGGCGACATCCAAAAGATTCAACAAGTACTGGAACGACCAGTACGCGCATCCGAAAACATACCACTACAAGCCGGAACGGTTGCGCGTGGTGTGCGCTAGGGGAGCGGAATGAGACATCAGCAAACCATCATCGACAAGGACAGATCATGAAACACAACGAACCGGAAACCATGTGCAGCCTGGAATGGTTGGAACACGAACGCCGCAAAGCATGGCAGGAAGGCTACGCGGCCGGATGGAAAGACCAGGAATGCGACTTCCCGCAATATACAAGCGAAAACCCATACAAGGAGTAGGCAAATGAAGAAAATCCTCGAAAACATGATCATCAAATGGCATCAGGCGGGATACGCGCTCGACGAGATCGCGCCACTCGTGCCACAAGTGCCCAAAGCCGAAATCGCGGCCATCATCCACCAGTGCGATAAGGAGAACGTCGAATGAAATACAACCCGTTTGGAATCGTGTTCGGCATCGTGTTGACGGTCTGCCTGTGTGTCGCACCGATCATCATATTCGCAATCAGTTAAGGAGTCCTAAAAATGAGTGACAACGTCAATCATCCAAAGCATTACGAGAGCGGCCCGTTCGAATGCATCGAACTGACCCGCCTGTTGAGTTTCGACTGGGGCAACGTGGTCAAATACTGCTACCGCTGGCAGTCTAAGAACGGCATCGAAGACTTGAGGAAGGCGCTCTGGTATGCGAACGATGCGGTGATACACGGCATACCGCTCTATGCCGACACCAATCTGTCCGGCCTGTGCAATGCATTGTTCTCCGCTCTCGTGAACGTCGATTGGGCAGGACTCAGATGCGTTTGGTGGGCATTCGCGAACAACTGTCCGAAGCGAGACATTCTAACGGCCATCAAGAACAAGATCAACGAAATTGAAAAGGAAGGAAAGTAATCATGGAACACATCGTGCAGTTCGCCATCGGCATTGACGACAAGGCCATTCAGAACCGCATCGAGGAACACGCCTACGCGGACGTGCTCGCCAAGCTCACCAAAAACGCCGTGGACAGTGTTTTCGCGCACACGAACGCGTATTCGCGGGACATCATGTGGAAGACCTTGATGGAGGACGCTTTGCAAAGCTTCCTCGAAGAACGCAAGGACGAGATTATCGACAAGGCCGCGAACATGCTCGCAGACCGGTTCCAACGGACGAAGAAGTATCGGGAAGCCATGGGTGCTGTCATCGAAAAGGACGGTGACTGATGGACGACTTGGACAAGGCCGAGAAAATTCTGATTGTCACGCTGGTGGTATACGTCGCCGCAATGCTCTTACTGGCGGGATTCAGCCTCTACGCGTCCTGGTATACGGGCACGCATCACGATTACGGCATGACGACGGTCAAGACCGGCGACGTGACATGGGTCTGTCTGACTGACCGTGGCACGACCATCGGCTGCGACACGGTGGAGGAATACCGGTGAACGGCATGGGCGTTGGGTACAAGCATCTTGACCAGTTGCGTGATCTCGCGCAGAACGAAGGAGATAAAAGTAGTCGAATTCGACCACTTTTAGACGGCATGGGCACGTTGCATACAAGCATCTTGACCGGCTACATCATCTGGCCGAAAGGTGACATGAGACTGCACACATGCCGAGTGTACAAGACGCTCCAAGAGGCATCGGATGCGGCACAGGAGCACGCCGACTTCCACCACAGGCCGTACGAGGTGCGTGCAGACTACGAGACTTCACAGCGAATCATTAAGACCTTCGAACCAAGGAAAAGCAAATGAGTGAAGAAAAACGAGTGGGAACCCGCTGCATCACATTCCATGTGACAGTGTTCGAACCGCCGATTGATATTGCGGAAGTTCGTGTGGACGTACCGATCTACGTGACCACCTGCGAAACGATTGGAAACTATGAAAAAGGCATCATCCCAGCCCACGTGCAGAAGGATTTCGCAAAGAAGGTAGATCACGCATTGCAAGTGTTCGCCGACACGCTCGAAGCATCATTCAAGGAAAGAGAGCGAAATGTTGAGAAGCATTGATTTCGAAACCATGCCTTACCTGTTTACCGACAAGGCTGGCACTTGTCTGACTGTGGAGTTCGACGGCAGGGAACTGGATGGCATCTACAAGCAGGTGAAAGCCATGTACGATCTGGAGCATCCGTCTGATGGCATGCCCATCGAACCAATGGAACCGGGCTGGTATATGACCCGGGATGGTGAAGTCCTGTTGAGCTTCGACGGTGACGCATGGCATATCCACAATCTCGAATGCAATGCGGCACCGTTCGCTGACGGCGATTTGGAAACGATGGACTGGAACGTGGTCAAACGCACGTTCGATGCTAACTCATTTCCTTTAATTCCAGTCAATCCAAGAAAACCGAATATGACATGGAGGTCTACGGATGTTCAACAGAAAGCATAGGAAAGTCCGATATGTCAAATGCCCATACTGCGGCAAAAGCCCAGTCCGCATAGAAGGACGCAGCTTCACGGACAAGAACAAGATCGTCATGCATTACGAGTGCCCAAACAATCATCTGACCACCGGCGACACGCCATATCCACGCGAAGCATTGGACATTTGGCTTCTCGCAGTAGGCAAGGTGCTGAAAGTCGATGACGTGATATGCGAACTTCGCCAAACAGCAAAGGAAGGAGACAGGCCGATGACCGAGCATGAGGAATACTGCGTGAGCATCCGCAAATCCTACATAATGCCCGACCACACGCTGGAAGGATACACGGTGACGTTATGGAGGTGGAACCATCTCGACGAAACATGGTGGTTTGCGGCCATATGCGACTACCTGTTCGCGGACTACAACGGCAACCACAAGAAGGCGTTACGGCAGGCGAGACGGGACGCTAGAAAACTCGCCGGAATCTTCGACTGCACTAACTATGACACCACCGAGGAAGGAATGTGGCAATGAGCGACGTGCATGAATCATTGACGGACTGGCGGACACTGCCCGTGAACATGCTCGCCGGGCATAGGGCGATAGTCCAACTCGACGAGGGCACGATCATCGACGGCTATTTGAGATATGTGCCGTCGAAACTTCGCAAGGAACTACGAGGCGCGACGGAAGGAATCTGCGAATCATTGACGGTCGAAGGCGTGTATCAGCCGGTAATCGTCAGCGTGAATGCCGGTGAGAAGCATCTGGCCAATGGGGTGAAAGCCGTGAACATACTCAAGGAGATGAGCGCATGAGCGTGCTATACCACGGTGGGGTTCCAGACCTGAAACCCGGCGACATCATCGAACCGGGACACAGTCGAGACAATTACGACGATTGCCCCATCTGCCGCGCCAGACGCGAAAAAGGCGCGTCGGCCATCGAAGGCACCGGCCACCCGGAACAGGTGTACTGCACCAGATACCGCGACTACGCCGCATTCTACGCGTCAATGTACGGCAAAGGCGACGTGTATCAAGTGCGTCCGGTCGGAGAACTCGAAGCCTCCATCGACGAGGATTTCGACGGCTGCTACCGATGCGACAGGCTGGTGGTTGTCAGGGCCGTCGAAAGACACGTCACCCTCACTCCGAAACGTCGCCGGAAGGTCATCCGGCTCATGCAGCGTTTGGAGGGTGGCATATGCCTGAACCCGCTGCCACGAAACGCCACCCCGGAAATGATCGAACGTTGGGCGGCACGAGAATACGCCGACATGCGGCACATCATGCGCGAAGCCGAAAGGAGCATCAAATGAGCATAAGAGTGGGAACAACCTACTTGGCGATATGCGACTATCCGGGCTGTTACCTGGGGTACGAATTCTGGGAACCAACCAAGAAAGCCGCAATCAGTGACGTTATCGACGATGACGAATACAAGGGGAATGATACGAAATGAGCAGTCAATACAAGGTTCGCGCGCTGTATTGGAGTTACCACGACGGCTACTATCTCTTAAAACACCAGGGGGAGCTTGAAGATTTACTGAACGATGGTTGGGAGATTTCACGGGTGGATGCCATATCGCCAACGAATTTTCCATCTGGCGCATTCGGCGCCACGAACGTCTACGTTCTCGAAAAGCAAAGCGAGGAAAAGCAAAGCGAGGACACGAAAAAGAGCAGTGTGTCAGAATTCCCCCCGCATGACATGGGTCTACGTGTGGGAATCCTCCCGCATGACATGGGTCTACGTGTGGAACTCGACACGAACGGAACATACTACCTGAAAAGCGGATGGAAAGAACACTGCGACTGGATTTATGGGCTTGCTTGGAGGTATACGGATGGTTCCGGCATCGTATCCGCTTCACGGCCTGACAATCCTGTTCCCATCGCAATCATGAATAGCCACGTGAGGCTAGCAACCTCATTCGATGAACACGAAACCGGAACCACCAAGCAAAGCGAGGACACGAACATGAAGGAGACAAATCGATGAACGGCGATAAGCAGCATGCGGTGTGGCGTGAAAGCATCGAGAAATACGGCAAGGAGACGCAAAGCATCGTCTGCATGGAAGAATGCTCCGAACTCATCCAAGCCGTCAGCAAGCGTCTTCGAGGCAAGCCCGGTGCTACCGACAATCTTGCGGAGGAAATGGCCGACGTGATCATCTGCCTGTACCTGCTCAAGGAAATGTACGACATCACCGACGAGCAGTTAAATGAATGGATCGCACGCAAGACGGCAAGGCAATCCAAGCGAATGCAAGCCGATGACCCATTCCTGGAAGGCAAGGACGCGGAATGAGCGCGTACCAACCTGTTCTTGACCCTGCTTGCGGCGGGCGAATGTTCTGGTTCGACAAGTCAGACAGCCGTGTGCTCTTCGGTGACGTGCGCGACGAAAGTTGGGAACTATGTGACGGACGCAGATTCGAAGTCAAGCCGGACATGCTGATGGACTACCGCGATCTGCCGTTCCCGGATGAGACGTTCCGTATGGTCGTGCTCGACCCACCACACTTGCGCAATGCGGGAGAGACGAGCTACATGGCGCAGAAATACGGATGCCTCGACCAAGAGACATGGAAAAACGACCTTAAGACCATGTTCAGCGAATGCTTTCGCGTATTGCAGCCTTGCGGAACGCTGATTTTCAAGTGGAATGAGACGCAGATACCCGTCTCTCAGATTCTCAAGCTCACTGACCATAAGCCGCTCTTCGGCAACAAACAGCCGAACCGCACCGGAACACATTGGATCGTCTTCATTAAGGAGGATACGGAATGAGCAGGGCTGAAACTACCGCCATGCTGTCCAAGCTGGTTGAGAAGCGTCTGAAGAACCGCGTCAGCTTCTGGGCAAGCGAGGTGAATTTCGACTTGGGCACCTCGAAAAACAGACGAATCGACTTCATGGGATTCAAGCCGTTCACGCCCGGCTATGTGCTCATGCCGGCAAGTGTGGAACTTGGCGAGTTCTCCTGTTACGAAGTCAAATCCTGCATGGCGGATTTCAAATCAGGCCATGGGTTGACGTTCTACGGGGACGTGAACTACCTCGTGACCACAAGGGAACTGGCCGAGGAACTGCGAGTCAACTACCTGCTGCCACACAATATCAATCAAGTGCTCACACCATCGAAAAAAGGCGACAAGCTCGTACCGCTTTTCGACGTGTCCGGCAAGTGCCCATCCTACAGGTGCCGCGCCGCAAGCGAAATGCTGTACGCGATGATCGAAGCGAACGGGAAGAGGACAAATTGAGCATCGCGGATGATGAAGCTGAGAAGGTATATCCGACCCGCTACTGGAGTGGAACGCGTGTCAAGGAACAGTTTTCCTGCGACACGGACGATTTGCAGGAAGCGTACCTGCGCGGACGCAACGCGCCACCGGCTGACGCCGAGGTCGAGGCCGTGGCGAGAAAACTGCTGTGGTGGGACATGGCACCAGCCTGGGAAGACGTCATGCCCAGTGAGGACTGCTTCTGGACTCTGGCCGAGCCGGAGATGCGAGCCAATTACATCAGGGACGCTCGGGAAATGCTCGAAATCGCACGGAAGGCGGCAAACGAATGAGCATCGAGGACAGGGCTGAAACCATCGCCGTCGCCGTCGCGGTAATGTTCTTCGTCATATTCATCGCCTTCATCGGCTATATCTGCTGGGCTGAAGCGACGGCGGACACCATCATCCTCCGTGATGACGGACAATCATACGCATGTCAGACCAGCAGAATATCCCCAGCGCCACACAACTGCAAACCGGTCAAGGAGAAACGATCATGAGCATCAGATACGTGGAATGCGCTCACTGTTGCGAGGTTGTCGGCACATATTATGTGACCTGCCCGTACTGCGGATACAAGTTGGCCGTGCGCAGGCCGACAACTGGCATGGATCCTCTGTATGGCATGACCGACGACGAATTCTACCGAGAGCTCGGGAGCATGTGATGGAAGATGTTGGAATTCTTCCTTGGCCCCCACCAAGCTTGGCGGAACTCGAAGAAGCTTTGGATTCGATGGACCACGACGGAACCACAAGAGGAGATTAGGCGATGGCTAGACGCGGCTACGTGCAGCTCGTGAACGGCTTCTACGACAACGACAAGATACGTGACCTCGTGCGCATGGGCCGCGCCGATTCCGTTGGCGTGTACTGCATGGCCCTCTCGCTATGCGGCGACAGGCTCACAGACGGTTTCGTACCACGTCGCGCCATGCTCTCCAACATCGGAGCGACACCGGAACAAGTGAGGGCGCTCGTGGACGAGGGAATGCTTGAAGAGGTCGAAGGAGGCTGGCTGATCCACGACTACACCGCGCACAATCGCACCAGAGAGCAGGTATTGCACGCCCGCGCCGACGCCAAGGAACGCAAAAGCAAATCCCGATGTCACAGCAGTGTCACAGCAGTGTCACAGCGTGACATGTGTGTGACATCGGGACAAACACCAGAACACCAGAACACCAGAACACCAAAGAAAGAGAAAGAAGAATATTCTTCTTCTTTCTCCAAAGAAATCGGCGTGAAGGATTTCGGCGATTCGCAAGAGTGCGGCGAAACGGACAGGACGCTGGCTGTGGAATATCCGAACCTCGACCTCGAATCCGCATGGCTCGCCTTCACGGACCGCCACCAAGACGAAACACGCACGATAGCCGACTGGACGCGCCTATGGAAAGGCTGGTGCCAACGCAGGGCCAACATGAGCGGCATACCACAAAAAACGCCACATACGCACACATGGGCGTGCGAACACACGCTGAAACGCCTTGGCATTAAATCACGCGACGACGTGCAAGACATGACCAAAGCACAGCAAACGGCAAACCAGCTCAACAAGGAAGACCGAAATGGAAGAACCTGAACTCACCGAACAACAAAAAACAGCCCTCAGAAAAGCAATCGGCGACATCATTGGAGACTACACGCCGTGGGTGCTGATCGTGGAAACCACGCCACTTGGAGAAACAGCCACGGCATACTCCGAAAGCGTGACCGACACGCATTCCAGCGCGTTCACCATCATCGGACTGTTGGACAACGAACTAACCCAACGACTCAGCTAGGTTGCGTTCAAAGGTGCATGGTAGAATCATCCAAGCCGGTTCAATCGCACGCCATAAGGCACTGGCCTAGGAAAACCATACCCAACGAAAGGCCAAAAGCGATTGCCGGAATGCAAAACCCGCTCATGCTGGCGTGAGCGGAACCCCGAACGCCAACTATGCCCCAACTGTGAAACCCGTCTCACCGACGACCTGACATGGCTGGCGAAACACCTGCCATCATTGGAAAACGGGAAACTCAACCGCATCAACAAAAACAGGGACATGAACGGCAACGGCGGAAGCGGATACTCCGCAACCCCGCCACTGCGCGAAACCATCTACGATCTCCTATACGAGCGTGACGAACACGGACTGGACGGCGTGCAGCCCACCCTCCAGGCATTCGCCACATGCCTAGGAATCCAATGGATGCACGTCACGCCACTGTCCGACCTCGCCAAACGAATCCTCGACACGAAAACAGGACACACCCACTACCTGCTCTCCACGGCAACACCCGTATACGCGGAACAAATACGCATCCTAGTCAAGGAATGCTCACGCATCCTCAACCAAGGACACGCCGTCAACCTCGGCACATGCCCCAACACCGACTGCAACACGCCACTGACAGCCGACGAAACGGCGACCACGGTCAAATGCCGCGGATGCAAGAACACGTGGAACATCAACTACCTAAGAAGCATCATGAACCAGAAAATACTCGAATCAGACTACACGGGCACCATGCGCCAGATCATCAACCTACTCGCACAATCCACCGGACAGATCGTCAACACGAACACGTTCAAAAGCTGGGTGCACCGCAACCAACTAAAACCAGCGGGTGGAATCCACGGCCACCCCACATACCGCATCGCGGACGTATATCGGCTCCTGATCCGGCTCCAACAGGCCGGACAGACAACCGACAGCGTATGGCAGCTGCTCTCCAAACAGAAAGCAGAATAATGGCACGAATCATCATCGAAGACAACGGACACACGATCACATACGAGAACGTGTCCAACATCCACGACCGGCAAGACCGGAGCGCCACCACCACAAACATATTCCGCAACACGGCAGAACGCACCCTGCATACGCTCACATTCCTCACGCCAACGGCAAACAGCATCCTCTGAAAGAAAGGCAAAAAATGAGCGAAATCATGCAAATCACCGGCAACACCGACAACATCGCATACCAGCATCCACACGACGCCGGAGCCGACCTGAAATCACGCGAGGACACCATCATCCCCGCCAACGGGCGCACGCTCGTGCACACCGGCGTATACGCGGCAATCCCTCACAATCACGTGGGCCTCGTATGCCCACGAAGCGGCCTCGCGCTGAACCAAGGCTTGACCGTGCTGAACGCGCCTGGAATCATCGACAGCAACTATCGCGGCGAACTATGCGTGATCCTGCACAACACCAGCGAAAGAGCCGTCAAAATCACGGCGGGACAGCGCATGGCGCAACTTGTCATAACGCCCGTCGCGCACGTGAAAATCATTCCGGAAAGCCAACTGCCGGAAAACACGGAACGAGGCGAAAACGGATTCGGCAGCACCGGCGAATAAGCCGACAACACTCGTAAAACAGACACTCGACAACCCTGGACAGGAACAATCATGAGAATCCACATCGTCACCGCTGACGTGCAAGACAAGGACAGATACAGGGATTACACGACCCTCCCATCGGAAAAGTATCCTTATCTGCCAACTGTTCGCGAGGATACGGAAGTCAAGTATGGCGAGTTCGTCAGCATCATGGGTGTTTACGGTTCGCGTGACCGGGCAGAACATCGCGTGGATGAACTTGTTCGCGAAGGCTTCACTGTTTTCCCGATCGTCGAATGCGTTGTGGACGCGAACTGTTGGAAATACATAGGAGGCCACGCGGAATGAGCGTCGCCGACACGACACAGGACAACACCACCAAGGAGGCGCAATGAAAGCACTCGACTTCACCAAGAAGAAAAGCAAACTGGTAGACAAGCTGGTAAAACTCGGATTCCATTATCAAAGCACCGACAAGGAGCCAGCTAGTCTGCGAGGACCCTCACGACTGATAACCACATGGGCGAACGTCATGAATGGCGTGACCCTGCAAATCATCGATGCGTATGACGAACGCCATGGCGAAAACTACGAACTGATTACAACGAAGCGCAAATACGTCAGGATAACGGATGATTGCACTAACATAAGCGTCACCATGTCGTTCGAAGAGTTCATGGAATTGGAAGAGATCACGAACAGCAAGGGCAGCACATTCCCACGCCCGGAAACATCCTTCAAAAGAATTACTAACGAGAACTAGGGGGATACGTGAAATGAGCGAGACAATCAAAATCAGTGGAAAGTGAGCGCGTCATGCGAATCTACCTAGTAACTGCGAACGCACAGGATCACAACGAATACATCGAGTACCGGGATCAACCATATAATCCCGATTCGTTCACTGACACCCCAATGCACATGGGCGAAACATCATACACCGCAGGATTTGTAAGCATCATGGGCGTTTACACGACACGCGAACAAGCGGAAACACGCGTAAACAAGCTCACCCGCGAGAAATTCCCGGACTTGCGAATCATCGAGATTGAAGCGGACTCGGACTGTTGGCAGTTCGTCGGGGGAGGTTGGCTCTGGTGAGCAAGCAGACAATCATCACAGCGGACCATCTGAACGCCACGCACTTGGGCAAGCGAATCACCATCAACAGCTTGCATAGCACCGTCGTGTCAGGCAAGCTGAAAGAAATCAGCGCCGACTACGCCATCATGCCCAGTTTGGCGTCTTACTTCCCCTACAAAGAAAACAAAACATTGGAGTACAGTAAGGACGTTCACATCATCCTGCACTTGTCGAACCAAGTCAACGACGATATCAAAGCAACCGTACGCGAGGACACGGAACTACAGGTAGAAGACGAACAGGTAGACCATTTTGTTAACGTCTTCGGCAAAATGGTCAGACTCGAAAAGGAGACACAATGACGTCACCAACCACCAAAGAACTGCTCATGCGCGTGATCGCCGTGGAATCACCGAAACTGTTCGACGGGTCAGACAACGAAGCCGAATTGGTAGACAATTGGCTACACACTGCGTTAAACGTAACTGAGTGATCTACAATGGCACATGAATGGGGGCGGATTCAAACCACCCCCACTATTTTTCAGTAATCAACACCCTTGGATTTCAATTCCTCCAAAAAATCATCCCACTGCTCTCTCGTCGGAATACTCAACCCTGATTCTGGATGCCAACGCGCATACCAGCCAATCAAACAATCTCCCTGCGCACGTTGGAAAAATCCATCAAGCCAAGACGGATCGTCCGCTTCCCTACGCGCAAGTTCCAAAGCCTCCCTGCAAGCCGGTTCCATATGATCTTCAAACCACTCAACATCCGCATCCGTGCTTGAATAAATGGCGTGATAGATAGCTTCCGGGTTAACACGGAGCGACACCAACATCTCAGCCTTCACACGTGTCTTAAATTCTTCACGCCTGTCCCAATCGTACATTCCGTCAGCAATCAGCTGCTTAACATACGGGTCACAATGTTCAGCCAAAAACCACGCACGGTCTGTGATATCTCTAAGCGTTTGGAACAAACACCTCACATCGTCGGAAAGCGGGCCGACCCGTCGAGGGAAATCACTCAATCTCATTTGTCAATCCTTGTATTATCAGTGTTTTAACGAGTGTTCGCAAGTCGCTGGAATCCGGTTTCGTCATCCTCCTTGCCCAGGTAATCCTGCAATCCATCGCCAGCCCTGCCATCCAGCCCGCGACGGGACATGTCGTAATAGTCGAGCATCTGCGGACTGCTCCACCCGCCTGCGGCCATGATGTCCCTGTCCGGCACGCCAGCGTCACGGGAGAGCGTGCAGAACGTTCGCCGCAATGAATGCGGCGAGATTCCAGGCACGCCGACCCGCAATGCCACGGACGATACGATGCCCACGGCGGTCTGCTGTCGCAGACGTGCGCCGGAATCCTCACGGAACACCGCACCGTGCCTACGCCCGCCAATGAGTCGTGCGAGAGCCTCGGACGCCTCGGAGGGAATGGCCACACGCTGGGACCAGTCGCCCTTGCGATCGAACCGCACCCACGGACGCCCGTCATCCAGATGACAGTCCTCGACATCCAATCCGAGCGCCTCGCTGACCCTCGCACCGGTCAACAGCAGCAGACTGCACAGGGCATCCGTCCGCGCATCCATACCACGCGCTTCGGCCAGAAAAAGCCTAGCCTGCCCGCGGGTGAGGTACGAGCCATCCGAATGACCGTACATTTTCGGCCTGCGCACATGCTCGCCCGGATCGCAGTCGATATACCCCTCCTCGCACATGTAGCGGTAGAGGCAGCATACGACGCTCAGATTCTTGTACACCGTGTTTTTCGCCGCTGGCCGCATGCCGTCGCCATAGGCGGCGAACACCTCGATATGGGTGCGCTTCGCCCGCAGCATGTCGATGCCATTATCCGAACACCAGCGGAGCCATCGCGATACGACGCTTCGATACCCCGCCCTTGTGCCCGGCGACAACCCGGCGAGAAAACCGGCGATCATGTCGCTCACTGTTTCCATATGCGCACCGTCTCCTTGCAGATCAAAGGCTTGTCGGCCGGACCCTTGACGAATGGCGGTATCCACTGCCTACGCCTCAGCGAATGATTCGGACCATACGCCTGATCCCTCCAGAAGCCGCGCACGATGAAACGATGCGAATACTCACGTCGCACCCGCTCGTCATCATCGGCGCTTCCGCCCGGACGATGCAGGTTCTCACGCAGCACCAGCATCTTGACCTTGCGTATTTCCGGGTCGAAACGCTGCGGCAGGGGATGCGCCATATCGGGTTTCGCCGGTTTTGCCTCGCAGATATGCGGTTCCGCGCTCAACGCCCACACCGCGTGCAGCAGGCCGCAGAGCCACTGGAAGCTCCCGTCGTTCTCGCGGACGACGGAGGGGGCGAGCGAGACGACGGGGAGGCCGAATGAATCGGCGTGCATCTCCCTGATCCCCACGGGATTGTCGGTGAACACCGATATCTTGACGCTCTCGCGCCCCGCATCCTGCCATAGGATCGCGGCTACACGAGTTTCGCCGGACCCGTCGTTATCGAAGCGGAATGAGATGTGCTGCACGTCGCCCTCGAAAAATATCATCCCGCATTGCGCCGGCGGATCGGGTTCCGGAAAATCTCCGGCCTGCACGGTGTCCTCGGCCAGACGCGTCATATCTCGGCTGACCCACCACAATTGCGCGGTTCTGATCTGATCGGTCATGCTCCAGGCGTTGGCCATCATGGCCTCGTATTGAGTTTGCGAGCCGAGTTCCCCAAGCCTGTATTGGGCGAAGTCGGCGAGCTTGTCACGGATCAACGGCAAGTGGGATGGGATAAGCCTAAGCCTGCTACGCTTGGACATCACGCCCCCCTAACGTTGAAACAGTGTCAGCGTCTTCGGGATACACGTATCTGACCGTATAGCCTTCCGCCTGCAATATTGCACCAATCTCCCTCGAACGCGCGTTGACGACACTATAAACAGCCTCGTCACGCCCAAACTCGTCGTAATGCGCCTGAGAACGATAGTACGTCAAATCAACATGGTCAGGCGGATTGCCTTGGACTTCCTCAATCCCGTCCACCGCATCCAACGCGGCCTCGACCGCTTCGACATGCTGCGTGAGCATGTGTTCCAACCATGCCTGCACGTCTGCCGGTGGTTCCGCCTCGCCTGGCTTCTCCCAACGTTTCACCGTCAACACGGCATTACTGAAGCGGTCGGCAAGCATCTTCTGACTGATGCCGCATCGCTCCCGTGCCGCACGAAAAGCGGCCTTCGATCCAAACGTCATACAAACCTCCAGACAATCATGAAAACACGGAAAACGTCGGCTCCAGCATGAAAAACACGCCGGAGCCGACAGAACAACGATTTCCAGCGGAATACGTCACGCCTTGACGCAATCGAACACCAGCAAATCGGAATCATCAGAATCCGTTCCGATCTTGGAGTCAAGACGCCACCCGTTTTCCTCGAGACACCGTTTAATGTCCTCCGTCCAATCATCCGCCTCCACGTCGGACGGGGTGAACTCCAAGTCGTCCACCATCTCCCTATCCTCATGGAAATCGATGAAGTAATCGTAGATGCGGATATGGAACGTCGAATCCACGTCAAGCGGGTTCCTGAGCACAGCATTGTTCGGCTCCATCACGTCGATGTAGGCGTTGTGGGCTTCGATGCGCTCGGTCCATCCGCTGATGGTTTCCGGATCGTTCAGGTCGATGAACCAGTCCATGAGCTGCTCATTGTTCAACGTGTCGGAGTAAGACGAAAGCTCTTCGTACAGCTTGTCGTAATCGGATTGCGTGGACTCCTCGTCAGCGATGAGCCGCTCATATTTGGCACGGAGCCGTTCGGACGGGATGCAAAGCCATGAGTCTTCGGTTTCGCCGTCCTTGTCGAGCTGGCAATCATAGACGCGATGGCGGAGTTCCGACTGCGGGAACTCCAGTGCGAACGTGCCGGTCTCGTTCCACTTGTGGCCTTTGGTTTTTTCGATACGAATGGTAATCATTTCAATCTCCTTGTGATTGTGGGGATGCCTTGATGCTTCCCGTTTGTTGCTAACTACAGTATATGTTACCAAAGGTAACATTTCAAGTTGGCATGTCACCGACGACTTCGCAACCGGGGATCAGTCCTCGCCATTCCAAAGGCAATCGCCGTATTCGCGGACCTCGCCTATGGTGGGCGCTCCAATCGTGCCCATGGGCCGGCACGCCATGCGATTGATGTCGGACAACAGTGCGGTTCTGTCAGTCTTCTCCCAATCCTCGTACATGCCGGACGCCCATTCGCCTGGGCGGATGGCGATTCCGCCATCCTCTTTTATCGAGATGACCATTGGTACGCCATTGACGTCGATCTCGGTGGAGTAGGGGTTGACGGTGGTCTTCTCTGCGTCGTAGGTCGACGCGAAGAACAGTTCCATCGCCGTTTCCGGTGCGCGGTGTTGGAATGCGAACCATTCGTCGGCGTCGGCGAAGAGTCGTTCGATGGCCTCTTCGGATGGAAGCGAGACTGTCTCGTTGGTGCAGCGCGTGGTGAATGTGATCGTTGCCATTTTCGTGTTCCTTACTGTTTTGATCCATGCGTTCGATAAAACAAAACGCCCCGACCGAAGCCGAGGCGTTCTGCGACATCAAAACATGCCTGATATGCATTTTTCGATTCACGCATATTACACATAATTTCAATCCACGCGCTTCGGATTGAGCCGAAGCTATTTCAACCGGACACTCGCCATTCCGGTGCGACAAAAGTTATTATATCACACGTCGTGTCCGCAGGTGTGGGTGATGCCGTAGTGTGCCATTTTGGTTTGTCCTTTCTTTTTGCTGACATGATTTTTATTAGAATGGAGTAATAAACGAGTCGGGTGTATCGAACAGGCTGATATCAAAAAACATGCCCGACCGCGCATGATCGTTGCACATCCACCTGCGAACCCTCCAAACCGGCATCATGAATAAGCCACGCCTCCAACTCCATGTCAGGAATCACACTGGAATGACCGTAAGCATACAAGAAGCCAGTCGGAGTCGTGAGTTCAAGCCGATACCCGCCACCAGAGATCCGGTAATATCGCAGCCGCCACATCACGGCACCTCGATCTCGTCACGCCATGACAGCATGTCGCGCGTAATCATATCCCCGGACGACACCTGCACGTAAAGCCACGCACGATAACCCACCCGCGCCTCACGATCACGTTCCAACCATGCGGCCAACCATTCCACCCACAACGAAACAGGCGAACGATACCGCCACACATCACAATCACGCACGCGATCATGACAAACAAACTGATAAACCGGCATAACAAACACCCCTCTCACTTAAGCCCATCGAACATGCGCGAGTAAGCCACCTGAACATTCCCAAGCCCACTGCGGTACGCAGTCATACGATCCGCCGCCTTATCCGACACGGCAAGCCGCAACCGCCTATCATCCGGGAACGCAACCTCACGCAACATTTCACCCTCGCTCACCGAACGCATCACGACATGCTGCGGAAACATCGCATCGAACACGCATACGCACAACCCGAAAGCAATCAACTCGGTTTCATCGGACACGTAGCGAAAATCCTGCCGGGCACGCTCCAAAACATGCACGCAATCAAAAGACGACGAATCCAACAATCCAGCGAACTCACGAATAGTGTCATCATCCAAGCCGCCGCACAGCGGCTCAAACTGCACCACATCGATCAAATCATCCCGCATGTCGGGAATCAAACCACCCGAACCAATGTCAGGCGTGTAACAATCATTGAAACGTGCCCACCATTGACCGACAACCCGAACGACATAGCCGACAATCTCGGACGGCAACGAAACATTATTAGAAACTTCCATGATAGAATCTCCTTTGCAATTGCTCACACAAACTGATTGATTGCAGCGGGGGAGCGGCCTTCACCCGCACCCCCGCACACTCTTTTGCTCAGGCGTTCAGGCGTGCCACTGCACCACACTCACACCGTCAACAAGCACATACGACGTGCCGTCACCATTACCAGCCGTCGAAGCATCCCACTTGCACACATGCTGATAGGCGGAACCCCCATCGACCGAGACGGAACCATCCTCGACGAAACAAGCCGGAATATCCGCCCAAGGAAACGCGGAAGCGACGGAACCAGGATTATCACGACGCCACGCATTCCAAGACTCGACCGTCTCAGCAGACGCGCTACCCAACGCCTGGGCCTGATCAACGGCTTCCAAACGACCGCCAGCACAAACGGCTGCGACAATCACCGCAATGAGAAAAACGTTACGAACCTTATTCGTTAGCATGGTTTGCTTCTTTCCGGCAGACCATGTAAACTATGATCTGCCTGATTATTTTTGTTGAGAGGTAATTAAGGCGCCGCCACCGCTCAGAACAGTGGCGGCAAATTCTTTTATGCGGCAAGCTTCAGATTATGGCTCGCGAGATAGCTGGCAATCTGCTCTTCAAGCCGCGCGTCAACGTCCGTGTAATAGTCGCGATACGCGATCACACCGCCCGTACCGTCGAACGTGACATACGCGACGCGACGGCCTTTGGAATCACGGAAGCCACGAGGCTTATGCACGTAAGCGCCGAACACGTCGGCTAGTTCCTTGACTGATTTGCCACCTGGAATAGTCACCTTGCGCACTATGATCGTGCTGGAAGTCCTGACAACCTCATGCGGTTCCGTTTGCGGTGGAACTTCGGGAATCTCAGCCGTGACCGGCTCCGGTTCGACAACCTCAACCGACTGTGTGACAGGTGCCACCGGTTCGACAACAGGCAGATCATCATAAGTCTCACACATCTCAGGATGATCCTGCTCCATTGGAGTCAGAAACGACACGTCACGCGACACAACCATGACGCCATGCTCCCACGACAACACCCAGCCACGTTCACGGTCAACATCAGGAAGACTCAACCCGTGAGCCGTATAATCCCCGCAATCATCGGACGCAATCAGGCCGCCACGTTCCACGATTGACGGCACGTCACCAATCTCACGCATCGCCTGCGCATAATCCGCTCCATTAGGGTCAAGCCACACACCACCCTCGGCACGATACACGGCGGCAACACCACGCACCGCCTGAGCATTCACGACACCTGGAACCATACGCCACGACTCGACGTTATCCGACATGCCGAAACGCCACACGCTCGGACTGTCAACCGAATTGAAAAACATGAAAACACCATCGGAATTGACGGCCCACAAACCGTTAACCTTATTAGACATTTCAAACCCCTTAAAAAGAAAACGTTGAAAACAAAGGGCGCGGCACCACCGCCACGCCCCGAAACTAAGCAACCGAAACCCAGCAGACGCAACTAGCGCAACCCGCCGCAAATATCCTTCACGCCGGTGAGATAATCCAACTCGCCCTCGAAATCATGGCAATCCGTCGAAAGCTCACCATCATGACAACTTTCATCCGCATAATACGAGAAATTGACGCAAAGAGGGAAATCAGGATCGATACCCACACAGCATGCTGAACCATCCATGAAAACCACCTTGATAGTGTCCTCGGGACACATGCCGGATACGATTTCCGTATTCTTGACATTCAACCCGTGATTGTAGATCTCACTGGAAAGCTGATAAAGATCAATTTCACAGATTGGGTATGCGCTCCGGTCGAGTTCCGTCACATCCACGAACGTATTCGGCTGCGGGCCGTATTCTGCGAAGTCTCCCTCACCGGCCACCATGTCGTTCGCCTGTTCGATGCAGTAATCGACGTCTTCCACGATGTAGGCGAGATCCGGTACATCGACGGTTTTCAGCCCTCCGACCTCGAAGAAGTCAGCCGACCAGTCGGGGCTGTATTGCGTGTTTTCCTCGTCCCAATCGCGGATAGAGATTTCCACTGCCTTGCTGTTGTCAATAAGCCTAATCATTTTGTTTTATCCTTATCTTTTGATAATCGACGGTGATTGATGGACGTGATTGATAGGCTCACGCCCGAAAGCCTGGAATACAGGGAGACTACTTACGTTCCCCACCATTCAGGAAGTCAACGAACTTGTCTCTAGCCACGCCATCGCACTCACAGCCGAGAAGATCGCTGCTGAGCACGTCATAGCCACAGCCGGTAACGAAATAGAAATACCAATCATCGCCACCACGGCTCAGCCAACAGGAACGCACGTACCCCGTAAGCTCGTACCGTTTGCACTCGAACCATTCAGCCAGTCCCTCGGCAAGCAGAGAATCGAACTTGAAACGGCCAACGGTGATAATGCTGTTCTCTTCCTCGCATACCCTTTCATCGGCCTCTTCGTCCAGCTCGCCGTCAAGACTGTACCCGGCTTCAAGCGTGGCGAGATTGCGCAACAGCTCGTAGGAATCGATACCGTCGAACGTGTCATGTTCCACAATCTCAGACGTATTAAACCAAGTGATCTCGCTGTAGATATTGTCGTCGAACTTCATTTCACGCCTCACTCTCGCAATAGGATTCAAGCCGCGCCACGCACGACTCATCGCCCGGAACCCGGTGCATATCAAGCCATTGTTCAGCAGTGACCACGGTATAACGCTCACCCAGTTCGCCGTTGCGCTTGACATTGCGGCTGACCACATACACCATGCCGTCAACCCACCGAATAGCGTCCGCATTCCACGCAACGTCGCACGGATCAATGCCGTGAGCGTGCTGGAAATTCCACGCACGATTACGCCGCGCAATCTGAGCCGAACGCATATCCTTGCACCATTGCACAAGATCGTCATAAGCAAACATGATGCACCTCACTCCGCAAGCAGTTCGGAAACCGCATTGCCAAACTCTTCGGAGAAAAGCCAGGTGCGGTAGAAAACCTCAAGTTCTTCAGGATTATCAAGGGGCGCGTCATGCGCGTAATCGCTGGCGATAAACCCACTCCAATCATCTGAGAACATGACGTTTTGCATATTCTCGGAACTCTTGCTAGCGTTGCACGTCCAGGAACCATTATCGTTGCCAGTAACCGGAAGCTCAACGTCGTCATACTGTCCCCAGCACCATTGCTCAGTTGGCGTAATGCCGTCCGCATAATCCTTGAGGGTTTCAACAATTTCATCCCGCAAGTCGGAACGATATGCCGTTGCAAAAGTATTTTCATCACGCATTTCAGATACTCCATTCCAGCCCCCTTGCTAAAATGAGAGGGCTCTAGTTAAATCGGATAAATTAATTTTGAGCAATTGAGCCGGATAGTTGCAGCTATCCGGCTCTACTCATTCGTGAGCTAGCCACGCCATAAAGACACGTCTAGCCCTGGCGGATTACATTCAATCCGCCGAAGTTTCAGAATCAGAATCAAGTAGCTTACGTGGATTAGCTACGCGCAAAGCGTCACACAAGCGCAAGGCAGTATCAAGCGACAACGTGCGCACGTTTCGTTTCCTCGTCTCAATCTGAGCAATTTCGACGTAATGCACGCCGCTTTTATCCGCTAACTGCCGTTGCGTTAAACCGCGTTTCGTTCTTAATTCTTTTAATCCCATGGCCTTGCTCCCTTCTTGGGTTAGGGCCATCGTAGACCACTCAGACAGCGCTGGGCAATTCCATGCCGGAGACAGCGCCACGTTAGCGACTCAACGACGGTTCAGCCTTGCATAATGTGAGGGTGCATCATGCCTAGTCGCATTCCGCCGCGTCATTGTCGCGTCCACTCTTCAGTTGTCAAACGTCCATGCCGCCGATTCTTCGGGGCTTCCGGGTTGCCGTCCCGGTCTGCGTATCCGCTGCTGTATCTTTCCTTTCTCTTCGTTGTCGTTTGCTTGATGGCTCTCACTATACACGCTATCCAGTCAGATAGCAAACCAAGACAACACAGACACCACATAAACCATTGCAAACACTAGCATTCATCGGCGTGTCGCAACCACATGACGGCGACGAAAAACCACACCGTCACGGCCACGGCCACGGCCACGACGGGCACGACGTCCAGGGCACGACGTGGCCACGACATGCACGGCCACGATCGCATACAAAGGAACGTGCCCGCGCGATACCACACGACACGCCAAAACACAATCGCACAGACGTACCAATGTTGCACCATGCAACAAACACCCCCGTGGGGGAGCCTCCCGCCCGGCCCTTCTGCTGGGGCCGGTGGGACAATAGCAGAAATAGTGCGCGGGTTTTTGAAAAGTTCGCGCACAAAACGTGACGCCTGCAACCTCTCGTCTCGCTCTGCGTATGGATTGAAAGCGTTTCAAAATCAAGTTGTGCAACCGTTGTTGCACCCGTTTTGCTGAGTATAATCATCATTAGATGATTTTGGCTGGTGCGGCATTGGCGTGCTGGCTTTGCAATTCTGTTGGCACAGCCTTTCGGTTGTCGGGTTCGATTCCCGAGGTTTGCTCTAGGTTTCATGGGGGTAGCTGCCTGTGAGACTGATGGTATTGCTCGAATATCCCTGCTGGAACATGTGGGGGACAAGAGGCTCCCTGCCTTAATCAGGCGGTTGATGACCGAAGGGGAGGCACGGCCAAACGGGTGCACATGTATGCATGTTCCTTGCCGTTGGTGGTAAAAACCATTCCACCATGCCGAACGTCTTTCCGACTTGGACGTTAACTAGGTCGGGTATATGGCATTGGTGCAACCGGTAGCATGGCGGTCTCCAAAACCGTCGATGTTGGTTCGAGTCCAACATGCTGTGCTCAGCCTACCCACAGGTTGTGGGAGAGGTCTTCGGAGTCGTCTTGTGGCGGCTCTAGTTTTAGCTGACCCGCCTAGTCTGCGGGAACAGTCTCCTGAGTCGTTGCGGCGGCTCTTGCTTTTGGATGCTTGGCAGAGTGGCTTATTGCACCACCTCGCTAAGGTGGCGACCGGGAACGGTCCGGGGGTTCGACTCCCTCAGCATCCGCGCGCCGTGGCTGGCGGTAAAAAGCCATTTTTTGCCATTGGATTTCCTTATGGCGGTTTGGGTTAGATGACGGGCAGCCCCCATGTTTTTGGTGAGTGCGGCGTGGGGGTTGTCTGTTCTTTTGCTTTGGTGGCGGAATGGGTAGACGCGGCGCACTCAGAATGCGTTGTCTTGTGACGTGTGGGTTCGACTCCCACCTGAAGCACTTGGGTTGGCTGATCTGAGAACTTTTCCTGCTGGGTTGTTTCCCCTTTGGTTTGATTTCTCCTGCTCAGCACCGGCCAGCCCTGTTTTTTCTTTGTGGGGTTCGTATGGTTTGGCTTGGTGAGCGTAAGGGGCGGTTCAATCCTGATTGGCCTAGGGTTCGCGCCTTCATATTGGATCGTGACGGGCATAGGTGCCAGTGGCCTGTTGAGGATGATTACGGGCGTGTGCGACTGTGCGGTGCCTATGCGAATCAGGTGGACCATAAGAAGCGTGATCCTGTGTGTGATGATGATTCGCCGGAGAATCTTTGGGCGTTGTGTGACAGGCATCATTCTTACAAGACTGAGCTTGAGGCCGCTGAGCAGCGTCGTGAGAACCGTCGCAGGAGGGCGGAGGCGAAGTGGTACAGGCATCCGGCGTTTCATTAGACGATGGTGCATGCTGCATCAACGGCTGTTTGCGTGACGTTCATGCGCGCGGCATGTGCAGGATGCATTACGACCGGTGGCGTCGTGGTGGCATGGGTGCGCGTAAGAAGCGTATGAGCCGTGCATGCATCCAGTGCGGAAGGTTTTTCGAGACTGAGCGCAGGGATAAGAAGACGTGTTCCGACAGGTGTCGGAAGGCGTGGAACAGGAAATGCCGCAGGTCTCCGGTTCGTTTGGATTCCAAGCCGAATCCGTTGAAGTCGGTGTTGTGGGAGCCGAGGGCTAATGCTCACGTCGATGTGCCGGTTCCTGTTGCCAAGTCTTTCTGGACGCGCGATGACGAGTGGAACTCGTGTTCTCACACGTGTCCTAGGTGCGGGCTGGCGCTTGACCGGTCCGCTGATGTTATGAGTGGCGATTATCCGGTTGGCGCGTGGAAGGTGCCTTTGGAGCAGGGGGGAGAGAACAGCCTGCGCAACCGTGTTCTTGTCCATCGCAAATGCGCGTGATGCCGGAACGGCTTTCGCGCTGATGCCCGGAATGGGTGTGCGGAGGTGGTTTCTATGGCGGCTAAGAAGCAGTCCAATCAGATTCTTGAGGTTCCCGATGGGAAGCTTGGACCTGATCTGCCTGATGCGAGCTTCATGTTTCCGAAGGGTGGCGAATGGTCGCCTCTGGTGGAGCATTGGTATGAGGAGTTCAGGAAAAGTCCGAACGCGTCCATGCTTCGCACGGCACCCGCGTGGATGGCGGTGCAGTTGGGTTTCGCCACCATCAACGAGATGATCTGGTCGAAACGCTACGCGACGCTGATGCCGGTCGTGCGTCAGCTGTTCGACGAGTTGGGTTGGACTCCGGCTTCGTTGCGCGCTTTGAAGTTCGATGTTCCCGAAAGCAATGACCATGCGGCCACCGATGGTTCGAATCATGCTGTCATTCAGGATATCGACGCGTGGCGCAGGAAGTTGGAAGCTGCCCGCTGATGCATGTCATGATTCCAAAGCTGTCCTATGAGGACAGGTGCCGGAGTCTGGGCGCGTTGTTCCTTTGGTGGACGGAGACGTTCGTGCTTATCGGGCGTGGTGACGCCACTGGTAAGCATGTGACTCATTCGCCGGAGTATATACAGTTCGCGTTGAACGCGTATGCGCTTGACAAGAATGGTCGGCGTAGGTTCGACCGTTGTTCGCTGTGGCGTCCGAAAGGCTGCAATAAGAGCGGCCTTGGCTGCGAGTTCGGCTTGTTCGAGGCTTTGGGGCCTTGCAGGTTCGATCATTGGGCGGTGGCTGGCGAATACTACGAGTTCCTTGGTCAACGGTACTACTATCTGCCGGGCGAGCCTGTTGGTCGTCCGGTTCAGCGTCCTGAGATTCTGTGCCTTGCCACCAGCGAGGACCAGACGGGAAACATCTTCGATTCGATCCACTACAACTGCAAGGAAGGGCCTTTGTCCCAGTTGCAGGGCGAAGGCATGGTCGTGACGAAGACCGGCATCTCCCTTCCGGAGGGCGGGGGAATAGTGCCGTCCACTTCAGGTGATTCATCCAAGGACGGCGGCTTGGAGACGTTTGTTCTTGCCGACGAGATTCACTTGTACAAGCTGCCGCGTCATATCAGCATGTACAAGACGGTCCAGCGTAATCTGCCGAAGCGTTCCCTTGAGGCTGACCCGTGGCTGTTGGAGATGACGACGTATTATCGTCCTGGCGAGAACAGTGTGGCGGAATCCGTCGAGCAGATCGCGCACGATATGCTTTCCGGCAGGTCGAAGCATTATAAGGGCCTGTATTTCGACTATCGGTATTCGACGCTTCCTCTTGAGGAGTTCTCGAATGAGAAGAAGCTTGAGCACGCGTTGTACGAGTCGTATGGTTCCGCAGCTCATTCGGCTGACGGCAAGGATTATGTGATTTTGCCGGATGGCCGTATCGAACCGGTGGATGATGACGGGTATACGGTCGAGGGTTTCTCATTGAAGGATGATGGCGTGGAGCCGGGGCCGTCCATGAACGGGTGGGTCAACATCCGTGGTCTGATGAATCAGATTTACCAGCCTGATTCGGACGTGAACGATTCCATCCGCTATTATCTGAACTCCCGTGCGTCCAGTGAGGATTCGTGGCTTACCGAACCGGCCATTCAGTCGCATGTCGCGTACAAGCAGCTTGTGGACGACTGCATCGAGGCGAACATTGGCCTCGATGATGTGTGGAAACGGGTGGTCAAGCCGGATGACGAGATCACGTTGGGTTTCGACGGTTCGATTCGCAACGATTCCACGGCGATTGTCGGATGCAGGGTGTCGGATGGCCTGTTGTTCATTGTCAGGTTGGAGCAGAAGCCGGACAATCCGCTTCCTGGCTGGCGTGTGAACCGTGACGCGTTCGACGCGGCCATGCGCAGGATGCTTGACGGGTACAACGTGATCGGAGTGTTTGCGGACCCGCATTTCTTCGAGTCGATGATCGGCGCTTGGGAATCCGAATACGGGCGTGACATGAAGGTGTTCGCCAGAGGCCAGTCTTCGATCATGAAGTTCTGGACGAACAATTGGGGTGTTGACATGTATCACGCCACACAGAACGCGCATACCGGATTCGAATATGATCCCGAGCCTGTGGTGGATGGCAAGCCGAATCCTGAGAGCATCAGACTGTTGGCCGACCCAAGGCTTATAGGGCATTTCAGGAACGCGCGGCGCAGGGACAATGCATACGGTTACGCGATCTACAAGGAGACTCCGAAGTCTCCGAAGAAGATAGATGCGTGCATCGCCGGAATCCTCGCGTATGCGGCGCGAAGCAAGTATCTGAGCCAGTTGAAGGAAGAAGAGAAGGCTCGTACCACCGTGGAGCGTGTCTCCGACGCTTCCGGTGCGACGCTTCGAGGTCCGGCCTACAAGAGGCTGCAAAGAGCGAATTGAGGTGTGTTTGAATGGCAAACAAGGTCAACAGCCTTGTACCGGGCGATGAAGAGCCGGGCGGCGACGGTCTGATATTGACCCGTCTCGCCACGCGCCTACAGAACCGAAACCCGCAGTTGTGCACGTTGAAGACGTTCTATGACGGTCGTGAGACCATTCCGACCAAGAGCGTGCCGAAAAACATGGATGTCACGTCCACGAGCGTGTACAAGCGTTTCGTGGACATGTGCCCCATGAACCTTGCCTCCACCATCGCCAATGCGGTGATAACCTCGCAGCATCCGACAGGTTTCAGGCTCGTGTCCGACAAGACGATGCGTAGCACCGACGCGGATGACATGTGGAACAGTAGCGGCATGAACGTCCGCGCGTTGAACATGTTCATGGATGCGGCGATCTATGGGTGCTCGTATGCGCAGGTGTGGCCGAAGGCGAACCCGTCCTACATTTCACGGCTCAGCCCGTGGACGACTTGCTTGTCCGATGATAAGGATTCGGCGGTTGTTTACGGGTTCGACGAGGATGCGGGCGTCGAGTATCTGACGTTGTATCGTCTCGTCCGTGATGATGACGGCGTGGTGCAGCGAGTTTATTCGCGTACCGCCAAGCAGGAGGTGGAGTCTCGCACCCTGTATTCCGATTCCGTTGATGACGAGGATAGCGTGTACTCGCTTGCCAACGACGATACGGTGAAACGCCCGCGGTTCAAGGCGCAGTTCGAGTGGGATGGCGGTGTTAACGACGATTGGGATTTCGCGGTCAAATGCGGTTGCCTTCCGATAGTCCGCTACCAGACGCCAACCGGCAAGGGGTGGTTTGAGTCGTCGCTAAGGACGCTTGGAGCCATCGACCAGCAACGTTATCAGAGGTTCTGCATCCAGGAGATGCAGGCGTTCAAACAACGCTGGATCAGCGGTGATCTTCCCGAGTATTACAAGGAGTCCGATCCTGCGGTCAAATATGGTGATGCGCAGGCCGGTCAGAAGGTTGATTATTCCACGCTGTTCCAGATGGGGCCTGCGGCGTTGTGGCTCATGCCGAAGGGTGCGACGGTGGGGGAGTCCGGCACTACCGATATCACGCCGATTCTCACGGCTGCCTCGCAGGACATCAAGCAGCTTGCCGGTGCGACCGGCACTCCGTTGTCGATTCTTTCTCCTGATGTTGCAGGCAGTGCCGAGGGTGCGAAGCTGACCACGCGAATGCTGCGCCTGAAGGTTCAGGATATGAACATGCGTGCGAATGATGCGTTTGTTCTCCTGCTGAAGATGGCGCTCACCGCGGATGGTGGAAGCGACGCCTATGAGGAGAGGTTCGAGACGACGTGGGAGCCGGTGGAGCTTCCTTCCGAACTTGAACAGACTCAGGCGTTCGCCAATGTCGCGGGGCGGCTTCCGTTGAAGACCGCTGCGAGACGTTACCTGCACATGACCGAGACTGAGATCGCGGAGATGGTGCAGGACGCTCAGGATACGAGTTTCAGCACGGTGTTGGCGCAGCAGCAGTCCTCTCTTGCTGATTCATCCAAGACGGTTGATGATGCTATGGGCGCATCCTACTTGGATGGTTCCGATGGTCTGACCGGAGATACGGCGGTGGATGATGGCAACGTTTCAGACGGTCTCTGAGGCTTTGGACGCGCAGCGTAACGCACTTGTCAACGAGTATGTGAGCAGGGCTTGGCGCATGTGGCGGTCGCTCACCCCCGCCGATTTCTGGAATGATGCCGTCACTCAGGGTGTTTCGGCTTACATCACGCAGCAGCAGATCGCGTTCGTGAAGCAGATGCGCCGTCTTGGCATCTCGTATGCGAACACCATGCTCGGCATGGTCGGAGTGACGGGCAGGACGGCGCAGGTTCCCGAATATGTGGTGGTCAGGGATAACACCGACCCGTGGAAGGTGTCGGCGCGTCCAGCCGACGCGTACAGGAGCTTCGCGGTGAAAACGCCGGACATTCGCCCTCACGGTTGGGATGATTTGAACGATGCCGTGTATGAGACCGTCCAATCATGGCTGGATGCTGCGGAACGACAGTTGTCCGACAACGCTCTCACCGATGGCGTTGCCGCCCAGAACCGTGCGAGCGAGGAGTATTTCAAGGCTTCGGGCATAAAAAGGTTCCGCAGGGTCATACATCCCGAACTGTCCAAGACGGGCACATGCGGCCTATGTGTAGTCGCTGCCACCAACGTGTTCTCCCGCTCCGACCTGATGCCCCTACACAACAGGTGCAAGTGCACCGTCGCGCCGATCAGGGACAACATCGACCCCGGTCTGAAGCTGAATTCGGATGACTTGCAGAAGATATACGACGCCGCTTCCATGGCTGGTGGTGGTGGCAGTGGCACAGCTGCGCGGAACCTCACGCAGTTGAGGGTGAGCGTGCGCAACGATTCGGAACTTGGCCCCATTCTCACCAGAAGCGACTGGAAGCAGAATGACGAGGCTCCGAAATGGCGTATGCCGGACACGATTATGACGCAACAGCAGATGCGACGCATGTACGAGCGTGCGACGGTGTTCAACGCCAAATACGCGGAGCTTCTTAACGGTTCCGACAATTCATTGAGCTTTCACTATGACGGTCGTTCCTACACGTTCAGGAAGGGCGCTCATGTGAAACAGGCATGGGATTATGTGAGGTCCATGCTTTCCTATTCGCGCGGTTGGCTTGGGCTGGCCGCTTAGATTTATTAAGGAGATCAAGGGTGGCTGACCCTGAGGAAAAGAAGACTGCGCCCGAAACGGAGCAGCAGAACAGTGAACCCGAAACGGGTGCGGAGTCCGCTCAGGAGCCGAACACCCAGAGCGTCGAACCGGATACGAAGACCGTCAAGCCGGAGGATTCCGGCGAGGACAAGTCCTCCGAACCGGACGATGTGGCCAAATGGAAGGCCATGAGCCGTAAGAACGAGGACAATGCGAAGGCGAACCTCAAACGCGCGGAACACGCGGAAACGGAACGCGATTCGCTTCGTACCGAGAACGCGCGGCTCAAGGTGCGGATGCAGTATCCGCAGATCAACGACGATGCCCTTTCCCTGTGTTCCGAAACGGAACCGGAGAAGATTCAGGAGTGGGCGGATAAGTACGCGAAGCTGAACCCGCTCGACACCGAGCCGGCGAAGCGTGATGTTCGCGAGGACGCCTTGGCACGCAAGGTATCCACTCTGGCCGAGTATCCGCAGGGCTCAGTCAATCCGAAGGCCGCAAAGGGCGATGCCTACCGGCGTCATATGGAACGCCAGAGGAACGCCCGACGCAAGAAGAACTAACCAACAAGATTTAAGGAGTTGAACCTTGGTAATCGAAATGGTTCGCACGTCCGGTGTCGTAACCCACGAGGTTGACGATTCTTGGCGTTACGGAGAGAAGAACAGCAACGATTCCGTTTCCGTTGTCATCGTTCCTGAACTGTTCAAGACCACTGACAGCAAGTATCTGACAGGTGTGGGGCCGAAGGCCACCACCGTGTACATCCGAAGCGGCATCCCGCTGGCGAAGATCACCAGCGGAACCAACAAGGACATGTACGGCCCTTATGACAAGACGGCCACCGATGGCCGTCAGACCGCGATCGCTGGATTGTTGGAGTCCGAAGTGGCCGTGAACATCACGCTGGCTGGCTGGGATGTCGATGATCCCACCGTTGGTATGACGTATCGAGGTGACATCGTGAAGTCCAAGCTTCCGGTCGTGCCCGAGGAGGGCGCCGTGTGGGACTGCGATTTCTATGACGTTGAGAACGATTCCGTCACCCGTCTTGCCGGTGTCGCGTCCGGTTCGGCCGCGTCCTATGTCCTTCCGGCCGCAACCAGCAATGCTCTCGGCGGCGTGAAGAAGGTCGCGGCTCCGTCCGAAGACACTGTTGCCGCTTTGAAGACGGCCCTTAAGAGCGCCGGCATCTTAGCCTGACGCGCGTTACCTAAGAAACATTCTAAAAACCCGCCCATCGTGGCGGGTTTTCTTATATGTAAGGAGATTCGATGGCACTTGATAAGACCATCATTCCGCCGAGCGAGGCCACCGAGATCGCTCAGGCAGGTTTCGATTTCGTGAACGACCTACTGCCGTTCGCGCAGATATTCCCTATGAAGTCCAATGAAGGCGACTGGACTGTCACTTGGACTCCGAACCTTCCGGTCGTCAAGACACGCGCCATGCAGCGTCGTGCCTTGGATGCCGAGGTTCCGCACGTCAAAAGCACCGAGGTTTCCGCCGAGAAGCACACCGGACTGCTCCCATTGTCCGGCATGGGGCACATCACGGAACGAGAGGTGGCGAAGGCTTCCAAGCAGAAGAGCGCCACCGACTACGTGCACGACAAGGCCGAGAAGCTGTTTGAGCAGATGGGCCGCGAAGCCGCAGTCACCTTGGAGCTTGAACGCATTCAGGCGATGATGGACGCGACCATCAAGATCAAGGAGGGCGATGATCGCGCAAGCGAACTCGTCACCTATTCGTTCGGCCGTCCAACCAACCAGCAGAATGTCGTTCCGACCGTCAAGTGGAGCGACCCGAAGGCGGACGTGTTCGCCGACCTGAAGAAGTGGGTCAAGCTCATGCGTACCGCACGCGGACGCGCGCCGCACGCGGTGCTGACCACCTCAGCGGTCATCGATGCGCTGACAACCAACGAGCAGATGCGTACCGCGTTCTCGAAGATGGATCTGGAGCATTCACCGACCAGCCTGTTCCGCACCGATGTCGAGAACATCCTTCGAGTGAAGTTCCAGCTGACCGACATCCGCTACATCGATGAACTGTACGAGTCCCTGTCGTTGGACAACAACTTCGAGATGAACGTGGACACCACCACGCTCATTCCGGATTCCACGTTCATCCTGTTCCCGTCCTACAACGACGATTCTCTCGGTTTCACCGCGGATGGTCCGACTGCGGAAGGCCAGGATGCGGAGTTCGAGTTGGGCAAGGACGACGGTCTCGTTGCGTACATGCTGCACCATTACGCTCCGGCCAACTACGACCTGTGGGTGAACGGCACCGCGTTGCCGGTGTTGCAGGACGCCGTATCGACCTTCAAGGCGAAGGTTCTGTAGCCTGTAGGAGGTTCCCGTGTCCAGCAGCATCGTGTCCGGTATCGACTGGAAGAAGTACATGCAGTTGGAGTTGGTCGATGACAGGCGTCTCGCCGACCGGTATTCGAACGAGTGGGTTGTCCACAAGTGCCGTGTCGCGGCGAACATGGCTCTGGCATGCAGTCCGAACGTGGAGCCGCGCCTGAACAACGGCTATCTGGATGAGGAGACGTTCGCCTATGTCGTCTGCCAGATGGTCATTCGCGTGATGCGATGGACCGATCTGAAGTCGGAGACGAACGGCTCCTACGCGTATGAGAATCGTAGTCCGCAGGACAATCCGCCATCCTATGACGCTTCCCCGAACCTGTACGTGAGCAAACGCGAAAAGCAGCTGCTTCTCGGTTACGAGGAGGGGAACGGGCCGATAGGAACGGTGTTCGTCGGCGTCAACAGAATCTGGGGGCTTTGATGGAGGGCGAAACGCTTGACACGGGGCATCTCTTCGATGATGTCGATGCCGACGAAATAGGCGGCGGACATCTGTTCGACGAGTTCGATGATGTCAAAAGGCAGGCTTTTGACGATCTGCTTCACCGTGACGTGATCGTCTATGAGGGTATGACCCCGTGGGTGACGTGTCACGGGAGCACGACTGTTCCAAAGTATTTGGATGCGGATGGTAGGGTTCTTGACCCGGCCACGGTTTCCAATGTGGTTCGTGCGGGTGGTTTCGTGCCGTCCATCACCAGTGGCGGAGTCTCGTATACTGCGGATGTTCACGAGGTTTACTGTTGTGTGGTCGGACGCACTCAGAAGAACAGCGTCATGAGTGAGAATTGGGCGCAGGATACGACTCCGCAGAAGTTTGGCGGTAATCGTGAGATGAATCAGGTGAAGGTTCTCGCGCCGGAATGGCATGGGGACTTCTATTCACGGTTCTGGTTCGACGGCTCATGCTATGAGGTTGACGGTTCGCCGGTTTTTCTTCCTCATTCGTCCGATATGGCTAGGCATTACGAGTTTCCGGCTCGCCGCGTGTATGCGGCCGAGTTGGCTCATAACCGTATCGTTCCGCCCGTTCCACCGAAGGGGGCTGAAACATGGGGTATGTGAGGCTTCGTCCTGATTTGAATGCGAGGGTCGCGGAAACGTTCGGCGGTAAGGTCACTCGTCCTCACGCTTTGAAGGTTCAGGCTCGTGCGAAGGCGTTGGCCGACATGCGGGCGAAGCATTCGAGTGTCGCCGACCGTATCAACGTTAACGTTCACGCTCACGGTTCGCATACGAGCGTGGTCATGAGCGTGACCGGCCGTGACGGCTCGCAGATCGCATCCTATTTGGAGTATGGGTATTTCAATCTGCGTGCGCAACGTCACCTGCCGGGCATGTACGTGATGAGCGAGGCCAAGTATGGCTGATCTGAGCGTGCGTGCCCCGTTGGATGCCGAGGGGTTGGTCGATGCGCTGTTCAAGCGTGTCGATTTCCGTAAGGCCGGTTTCGATAACGTCGTGGTGTTGCCGCGCGATGTCGCGGATACGGATTCGTATGCGTTTGACCATGATGTGGTGATCTGGCATTGTGGCGCTCCGTTCCAGCCGGATTGGAATGTGAAGGCGTGGGTTTGGCGGTTCGCGTTGTCGCTGACCGTGGTGAACCGTGACCCTGACATCAGTTCCAGCCTGTGTTCGTTTCTGCATGAGACGATTTCCCGTTGGCCTTATGGCGAGCCTACCGAGTTTGGCCGTGTCGGTGCGATTCCCGACAATCCGGCATTCGAGCAGGTCGCCATTGGCGATGTGGTGACTACGAAGACCGCTGTCGTGCGTTCCTGCACGAAGCTGGTGCAGGCGGGTTCCGTCCGCTGATTTTCCCAATAATCCAAAGATTCTGATTTTAAAGCCCTGTCCGCTTGCGGATGGGGCTTTCTTGTTAAGGAGGGCCATTCATATGGCTATGAACGATAAATCTGTGTTTACCAGTGTTCGCGGTGCAGCGTTTCTTGCCGATGCCAATACTGCTTTGCCGAGTCTGAAACTGTTTGGTTTGGAGGTGGCGACCGTTGGCGAGACCACCAAGAAGTATACGAACATGGGTAATTTGAGCGTGTCCGACCTGCCGTCTTTCGAGACGAGCGGCGGCGACGCGACAACCAAGGATACTTGGAACAAGAGCAAGTTCCGTACCACTTACGATTCCGTCACCGGCAAGGTCACGATTTCCAGCGTCCAGGGCGACAAGGAAACGTTCAAACTGATGTTCGACGCTGCCGAAATCACCGGTGGTGGCACCGCAGTCGCCTTGGACAAGGTCGAGCAGCCGAAGGCGCTGTTCATCTACGTCGAGGACACGAACACCGGTGAGAAGTTCGGCATTTGGATTCCGAACATGAGCCTCGCCTATAGCGAGCTTCCGTCCTTGGCTCAGGATGATTTCAACACGTTCAAGCTGGAAGGCAACATCATGACTTCCACTGTTCTTCCGAAGACCAAGAGCGGCAAGGCTTCCAGCATCGCTTTCTATGATCCTGACGATTTCGCCAAGGCCGCGTGAGTCTGAGGGTTTTTGATTCTTCCCCTGACGGGTGTTCTTCTCCTGTCTGTCGCCCATCAGGGGATTTTCTTCTGTATCGCAGACGGGTGTTGTCTTTTTCACAGATTGGAGTTTGGTATGGCTGAAAACGATGTTGAAGAGAATGTCTTTCCGACTGATTGGGATGGTCTGGCCGGTTACGATGATGTGATGGCCGGATTGCCGGAAATGGTGCAGGCGGAATCTTTCTCGCCTTCCCAGACGGCATTGTTCGCTGTGGTCGAACGTCGTTTGAACGAGCGGCTGCTTGTCATGCGTGACGGCGGCGTGTTTGGCGGCAAGGCGAAGAAAACCGTGTCGGATGATGCGGCTGCCGTTGCCGTTGCCGAATACGTGGAGATCGCTGACTCGTTCTATAAGGGGCTTGCCGTCAATGCTGACGCTTACGCGGAGTGGACGAAGGGTCGTGGCCTGTTTGACCTGTTGAACATGTTCGCAGCACTCACACGCTTCTACGTGGAGCGTTTGGGAAAATCAAGCGCCTCGAAAAAGCAGTCTCGGACTGCCGAGTAGGGGTTGTCTCCGATTTTCGTCGTTTCTACCGGTTGAATCTTCCGGCTGACGTTCATGCGTATGATCCGAATTTTCTTTGCGACCTGTTGGATGGTCTGGAGGCCATTCCCGATTCGCAGTGGCGTGCATGGCTGCTTGAGCATGATGGTGCCGGTGGTGGTTCCGGCAGTTCCGAACGGTTGCAGTTGGGGTGGCTTGGTTTCGGCCAGTCCGAAATGCTGTTGCTGCAATTGCAGAACACGTTGGATTCGTTGCGTTCGCTGGCTGTTTCTCATTGGAGTGGGAAGAAGGTTGGCTTTGAGCCGATTCTTCCGCCCGGCATTGATGCCGTGTCTCGTGATGTCAATCGTGTGGATGGTTCGCATGTGACGAGTCTGGCTGACTATATGGCTCGGGTTCGTAGTTGCTTCGGCGGCTGATTCTGCCGGTTTTTGTTTTTGCCCATGTTTCCAAGGGGTCTTTTTCCTCTTTCTTCCCCTTGGATTCGTGGGCGTTTCTTTTAGGAGTGTGCGCGTATGGAGCGTCCTGCTTTTTCCGCTGGCGAGGTCGGCATTGATGTCGTTCCTCTTACCGACCGGTTTTTCGCCGAACTTAGGGCGAAACTGCATGATCTTCGTGATTTGAAGGTTCCGGTTGAGTTTGACCCGGATGACATGGCCGCTTCGCGCACGTATGAGAAGTGGAATGGGCGTGATGCTCGCGTCAATGTCTCGTATGACGTTGACATGTCCGGCTTGCGTGAACTGTCGAAGCAGGATGAACGGTTGCGTAAACGGTATGAGAAGCCCGTCAAACCGGTTTTCGACGGCAGTGGTGTCGTCAAGGGTCTGGACACGGCGATCGGCCGTGTCGAACAGTTGCGTAAGGTCCAGAAGAACGTCGGCGACGTGTTCACCAAGAATCTTGGCGTGTTCGGGAAAACGGAGACGAGCCGGTTGAAGGAGCAGATGCTTCTTCTTGACCAGTCCGAAGAGAGGCTGCGCAGGGTTCGCGCCGACCGTGACGAGCTTGTTTCGATGCGCGGTGACGAGTGGAATCAGCTGAACAGGCAGATTCTTGGCAACATGAGCACGTTGGACGCTTTGCAGAAGCGTTACGACGAGTTGGGTTCCGAGATTTCCAAGGTTACCACGTATCGTGATTCGCTTCGTGGCGGTGGACGCCGCGATGAGGCGAAAGCGCAGACCGTCAGGCTTCGTGAGCTTCGCGCCGAATACCGTGCGACCGCACGCAACATGCGCGAGGTCACGAACGAGACGAACAGGCTCGCCAAACAGCAGGACAAGCTGAAGTCCGATAGTGTCGCGAAGTGGATTCACGATTTGGACAAGCAGCTTGTCGAATTGGATTCGCATACGAAGTCCGTGCGTAAGACTTTCGACAGCGTGGCCCGCAGCGGGTTCTTCAAATCCTCCGACATGGGCAAGACGAACGTTCTTTCCGGCGTGAGCTTTTTCGGCAAGGATCTGAACCGTCAGCTCAATACGGAACGTGCCGCTCGCAGGGAGCAGGAGCGGCTGAACGATTCGTGGCGTGATGGTGCCGAATGGCAGGGGAACCTGTTGGAAGGCACGGCACGGTATGCGCGGAATCTGAAGACCGCTTCCAACGTGATGAACGCGTACGGCAAGGACGTGAAAGAGGCGAACCGTCTGCTTGACGAGCAGGAACAACGGTTGACCGGCTTGCAGAGGGCCTTACGTGGCGTGAACAAGTACGGCAGGTATTCGGAAGTCAACAAGCAGTTGAACGACCAGCTCGCCGCCGTCAACAGGCTCCGCAAGCAGATCGAATCCAATCCGATCAAGACGAGACTCGTATTGGATGATAGTCGGTTCAACCGCAAGTATGCGAACATCACACATCAGGTAGGCGAGTTGACGAAGAAGCTCGAACGTGAGAACGAGCTTAGGATTCGTGTTGATTTCTGGACTGATACGGCTGATTCGCTTGAAGAGCGTCTGCGTAGGCTTCAGCATGGGCGTATTCAGATTCCTGCGGATATTGTCGTTGACAATAAGAATCTGATTGAGCGTGCCCGGCAAGTCGCCGAAGAGGTGAGACGCAATCCAGATCGCAAGGTCGAGCTTGAGGCTGATCTTGATTTGGATATGAAGCGTGCCGAGGAGCGTATCAAGGATTTCCAGAAGGCCAATGACACGTTCAATATGGACGTGGATTTGGAGACCGCCGCCGCACGCGCCCATCTCGCTTACTTCACGAGACCGCGTACGGTTGATATTTTCGCGGAGTTCAAAGGCACCGATCTCGGCAAGATCATGAGCGGCATGACCGCTGGCGCTACTGGTGTCCGTGGCGTGCAGAACGAGTGGCAGAAGCTCGTCAACATGTTCGACAGGTTCGATGAGGTCGTGCCGAAGTGGAGTCTGCTGGGCGCGGTGTTCGCGTCCGTTGGCGCTGGCGCGTTGAACTTGTCCCGCACGGCTGGCAGTGCCGGCGCTTCTCTGGTGATGATGAGCAAGGCGGCTTTGGCCGCTCCGGGCGCTTTGCTCGGGTTGGCCGCGGGCTATGAGGTCGCGTATGCGGCGGCGAACAAGTTTGGCGCATATGTGGATGTGTCCACCACGAAGCTTGGTGGATTGCATGACAAGCTTGCTGACACGTTCTGGAAGCAGGCCGCGAATCCCGTCACCGATATGATGAACGCGCTCGGTGACAGCAAGTACGTCGAGAACATGAACGGCGTGGCCGACGCGGAAGGGCGTATCGTCGCCAATGCGGCGCGTATCGTCGCGCAGGAACCGTATGTGGATCGTATCAATTCGATTCTCGGCAATACGGTCAAGGGTGTGGACGCGCTTGACCCGGGCGTTCAGGCTGTCACCACTTCCGTTGTGAGGCTTGGCGATAGGACCAGCTCGTATCTGCCACGCATGGCTAACTATGTGAGCCGTAACGCGACACTGATGGCGCAGTGGGTCGATGAGGCGGAGCGTACCGGCAAGGTCACTCAGGCCATGGAGAAGGCCATCGAGCAGGGTGGCTATCTCATGTCGAGCGTCAAGTCGGCTGGTGGCATCCTCAAGGGCACGTTCGGCACGTTGGCCGAGGGCGAGAATGGCATCGAGAAGTTCTCCGACGCTTTGAGTCGTGCTGACAGGGCCGTGAACGGCGTGAAGTTCCAAACCACGTTGACCGCGTGGGCCGATGGGGCGAAACAGGCTTCGGGCAAGTTCCATGATTCGTTCCGTGAGATTGGCGACGCGGCTTATGAGCTGCGGGATACGACGAAGCAGGCGTTCGTTGACGCCGGTTCCATGGTGTCCACCGGCATCGGCTCGGTGAGCAGTATGCTTGGCAAGTCGAAGACCGGTATCGCGGATTTCAGCAATGGCGTGTCCGAGGGATTCCAGAAGGTGTTCCGTGCCGTTGATTCCGCCTCCCCGATGTTCGACAGTCTGCTGTCGATGAGCGGCGAATTGTCCGACACGTTCGGTGGAACGTTGGGGAACACGTTGAAGTCGGCGGCTCCGACGATCAAGGTGTTGGCTGACGGCGCTTCCACCATGGCCCAGGCTTTCGGCAAGCTGCCTGCGCCCGTTCAGGCGATGATCGGCATGTATGCGACATTCGGCAAGGCCGGCATCAGCGCTTACAATTCGCTGAAGCGTGGCATGCTGCAGAACATCGAATCCACGCTGCAGTATCGGAAGACCTTGAGCCAATTGGGCATCACCTCGCAGGAGACCGCGATCAGTATGAGCGAGCTGGTCCGTGCGATGGCTCGTCTGAAGTCCGGTCAGACGGCTGGCGTGCTGACCGGCGAGGTTTCAAATATCCGCCAGATGGGTGCCGCAGCCGACGAGACCACTGCGAAGCTGAATCGTATGAATCGTGCGCAGGCGGGTGGTTCCGCCGTCGCTGGCGTTGCCGCTGGCGCTGGTTCCACCGGCTTGGTTCGTGGTGTCGGCGAGGCGGCTGAGGGTGCCGCCCGCAAGACCGGTTTGCTGAAGACCGCTCTGAGTGGCGTGGTTGATTTCCTTGGCGGGCCTGTCGGCATCGCCATTGGCGGCGCGACCACGGCGTTGAGTCTGGCGGGCAGTGCGATCAGTTCGTACAATGATGCCGCCGCGCACACGCAATCGGTGAACCGGACCGTCGCCGACTCGTTCAAGAACGTTCAAAGCGGTGCGGCGGACGCTTCCACGGCTGTTTCCAAAGCCAAGAAGACCGTTTCGAAGAATTGGGCCGACAAGGATTACGGTTGGAAGCTTCCGAACGGCAATGCCGTCGAGAAGCTTTTTAGCGGTGTCACGAAGTGGGTAAGCCCGTTCAAGGATTCGTCCAAGGCGGCTGACGCTCTTGGCATCAGCGTCAAACAATTGAATTCCGCCGCGACCGGAACGAACGACGCCTATGACAAGATGCATAAGAAGCTTGAGGCCATCAAGAACGACCAGCAGTGGGTCATGGGCGCGAATGGTCAGATGGTGAACGCCAACGAGCAGCAGGCCGAAGCCGCCGAACGTCTGCTTGGCGTGCTTGAGGACTCCCACACCGAATGGGTGAAGGGCATGAAGGTGGCGTCCGATTGGATCGGCAGCGCCGATAGCGTCGCCAACGTTTCGGCGTTGGCCGCCGACAAGCTCAGTCTGCTGTCCGAATCCCTCGCAGCCAACAACTACGAACTGGAAGGCAACAGCAAAAACGCCCAGACCAACCGCAAGATGATGGCCGATTACGCGAACAGCGCTTTGCTGGCCGCGAAGAACATCATCTACGCGGGCAACGGCAGCGCCGAAGCGAACCAGAAAGCCAAGAACGCCGTCTATTCCGCACGTCAGGAAATCATTCAGATGGCCGAACAATGCGGCATGTCAGCCGAAGCCGCCGCCGCGCTCGCTGACCAGATGGGGCTTATTCCCGATAACGTGTCCACGAAGTTCGATCTGACGAACATGGATTCGGTGAAGGCTCAGGTTCAGGATTATATCGACCAGCTTGAGTTGACCAAAGGTCAGAAGGAAATCATTCTTGATCTCGTCCAGAAGGGTGACATAACGAGTTTCGACCAGTTGGCCGGTGCCGTGAAGGCGCTCATGGGTGGTGCGAGCGAAAAGGATTTGATGATTCTTCTTGACGCTCAGGATAACGCTTCGGATAAGATCAAGGACGCTACGGCTTTGGCTAAGGGGTTCGGTCTGACGAAGGCTCAGATCGATATTCTCGCCACTGATGAGGCTGGCCCGAAGTTGGATGCCGTCAAGCAGAAGCTTCGTGACAGTGGGTTGACTGACGCTCAGATTCAGATTCTCATCGACGCTTTGGATAAGACGCAATCCGGTGTTGATAGTGCGAAGAATAATCTGCATACCATCGAGCAGACGCCTGTGGATGTTCCTATTACGGCAGCTGATAATACGCAGGGCGGTGTCGCTAGCGCGCAGTTTTCGGTGAACAGTGTCCGGCAGGGTGCTCCAACGCTGATCGACGCTGTTGATAGGGCTAGTGTTATAGCGCAGATAGCGAAGGGCAATATTGAGAATGTGCCTCGTAATTGGCCTACGCTTTTCGCTGGTATTGGCAATACGTCTGCTGTGGCGGCTGATGCGAAAAACCAGATTGTCTCCGTGCCTACATGGTGGGGGAGTCGTCTTGACGCTTCCACGACCGGATATGATGCTGTTGCAGGTCTCGCCGGACAGTGGAACAGCATCCAAAGTAAGAGCGTGACGCTTGATGCGTCTGTTGTTGCTAGGGGTATTGCGAATGCTGGTCATAAGGCTACCGGTGGTCGTATCAGCGGGCCGGGTACTGGCACGTCTGATTCGATTCCGATGTGGCTGTCGAATGGCGAGCATGTTATTCGTGCCGCTGCGGCGAGCAAGCTTGATCGTACTGTCGGCCCGAATTTCCTGAACGTGTTGAGCGCGACCGGTGATCTGGACAGGGCGGTGTCGCAGGCTCGCACGTCGTACGCGCGTAGTGCGCGTGACATGAGCCGTAGCGCGTATGCGACTGGCGGGCGTGTGGAGAAGATGATGTCCGGCTTGTATGAGGTCAACGTTCAGGTTCCTGATTCGAGTCGTGAACTGGTGTCCGCCGTGAACGAGCTGCGTCGTGAGGTTGCGGGCTTCCGTGATGGTATCGGCGGTGAGATCAGCCGTAACAGCAGTCCTTGGCCTAGCAAGCGTGATTTCGTCCGTGATGTATTGGAGGCCAGTCGTGGCAGGTGAGCTTGCGTATGTGAGTGGTTTGACCGGCAAGCGGTTCGACGTGTCGGATTATGAGACCGTTGATTTCGAGGGCGCGTTGGAGTTACGTGGCCGTGAATGGGAGTACACGGTGCGTAACGGTGGGCTGACCGGCGTTTCGAGGAAACGTCGGGAGATTTCCATTGACGTGCATTACGGTGATGCGGTGGCGTTCGACTCGTTCATGCGGGCTGTTGACACTGATCTGGCCGTAGGCAAGCCAGGACGGTTGGAGGCGGTGAATGGTGCGGGAGAGGTTTGGACCCAATCGTGTTATGCGGTGAAGTCCGAGGCCTCCTCGCATCCGGGTTCCTCCGACCCGGTGTGCGCGCTTTCGTTCGTCCTGTTGGATGGCGTGTGGCGGCATGATACCGGTACCGTGTCGTATCAGCCTGTGTCCGCGTCTGCCGCGGCTGGCTTGGATTTGCCGACTGACATGGGCTATGATCTGGCTGTTTCGCGTCCGTCATGCATGGTGTCTAATCGCATGCGTGTTCCGATGCCGTTTCGTCTGGTCATATATGGGGCCGTTTCGAACCCGTCGTTGACGATTGGCGGGAACGTGTACCGGTTGAATGGTGATGTTCCCGCTGGCGCTTACGTGGCGGTTGACTCGTTGAAGAAGTCGATCATGCTGCATGGTGCGGATGGTTCTCTGCGGAACGTGTTTTCGTGGGGTGTGCGCGGTTCCGGTTTGAATCGTGGACAGTATGTTTTCCAACCTATTCCGGCTGGTTCGAGCGTGGTTGAGTTGGGTTCCGGTTTCGGTTTTGATCTGACGGTCGTCGAGGAGAATGGGGACCCGACTTGGTTGATTTGATTTGCGCTGACGAGAATGGCGTGCCGTTCCACGCGACTTCCGATTGCGCGTTGGATTGCGCGTGGGGGTCGGGTGAGAATGATTTCGAACTGACGTTGTATGACGGTACCGTGCTGCCCGACCGTGGTCTTGTCTATGTGGATGGGACCGAGGTTGGCGGCATCGTCGATCATATGAAGGACGAACTGTCGGATGGCGTGAGTGTGGTCACGTATTCCGGTCGGAGTTGGCATGGCATGTTGGCCGGTAAGGTGTTGCAGCCGGATTCAGGGCAGGATTATCTGAAGGTGTCCGGCCCCGTGAATCAGGTGTTGTCGAACCTGTTGGCCCGTATTGGCTTGTCTGACGTGTTCAAGGTTCGCGCGGATTCCACGAAGACGATTCCAACGTTCCAGTTCGACCGGTATTGCACCGCATATGATGGCATCCGCAGGATGCTGGCAGCGAATGATCTGAAACTCATGTTTCAGGAGGTTGACGGCACGGTATGGATGTATGCCCAGCCGATTGTCGCCCATGATGATACGGTCGATTCCGATCTGATCGATTTCAGCATCACGAAGGATTACCGGCGTACCAATCATATGATCGGCTTGGGCAAGGGTGATTTGAGGAATCGTCTGGTCGTCCACTATTATGCGGATGGTTCCGGCAAGGTGTCCAATACGCGCACGTTCGGTGGGCGTGATGAGATCGCCGCCGTCTATGATTATTCGTCCGCCGAGAAGGACGAGTTGGACAAGCAGACGAAGAAGCAGTTGCAGGATTTGCAGGGCGCTGGCGCTGTTGATGTGACCGTGCATGACGGTTTGTCGCTTGATGTTGGTGATAGGGTCGCCGGTTGCGATCATGTGACCGGTCTGACTGTGACGGCCATCGTGTTGAAGAAGATCGTGAAACTGTCTGGCGGCTTGCTGTCCGTATCGTATGAGGTTGGCGACGCGGCTTCTTCGAAGACGGAATATTCGAATTATACGAGTTCATCTTCCTCTTCGTCTTCGGGTTCGGCTGGCGGTGGCGTGTCTTTGGCGGCTGGCCGTGGCCTGTCGATTTCAGGCGGCACGATCAATGCGGAGGTCGCTTCCGAGGATTTGGATTCCGTCAGGCAGGTCGCCGAGGCGGCGAACAAGACGGCTTCCGGTTTCGCAGCGCAGATCGGCAAGGCGAATCAGACCGCCGAGGATGCGAAAAACGTCGCCGATGCCGCCAAGACCGTGGCCGACAGCGCCAAGTCGGGCATGATGACCGACGCCGAACGGTCGAAGCTCGCTTCGGTCGAACGGGGCGCGAACGCCTACACGCTGCCGAAAGCGTCCACGGACGTGTTGGGTGGCGTGAGGGTGGACGGTTCCTCGATCGTAAGCGTGGATGGCGTCATTAGCGCGCATGTCGGCGACGGCGCTTCCGGGAAGGTCGTGTTCCCGGTCGGCTATGTGGTGATGAACACGACGGGCGTTGACCCTTCCGTGGATTTCGGCGGCACGTGGAGGCAGTTGCCTTCGCTTGGCTGCTCAATGTTTGAAAGGATTGGATAGTGAAGTCTGACGGTTACTCGAAGTACGTGTGCGACAAGTGCGGTAAGACCGCTTATGTCGCCGCTGGCGATACTGAGGCTCGCGAATGGTTCACCGTGCGCCGCTATTCGGCTGGCAAGGCGACCCGCATCGCGGATGATGTGGCGCCCGACATCTACGAATTGTGCTCCCAGTGCAATTCGTCGTTCATGACGTTCATGCAGCAGGATGATGAATCGTTTGAGGCATGGTTGAAGGAGGTTGGACAGTGACCATCGAACTGGTTGACGGCAAGGCCGGTACGGCTCATATTTCAAGCGAGGACAAGGCGATCATCCATCAGGCCAAGTTTTCGAAGTCTGACGTGGTGTTCGACTGGGGCGACGCGTTCAAATGCTCGATGAGTTCGTCCAACAGGGCGACGATCGGCACTGGTTGCGCGTCGATACAGGGTTTGGACTGGCATATCACGTCGGCGGAATCGGTGACGATCTCCAACGGGTCGCAGGGCATGAAACGCAATGACATCATTTGCGCGCATTACAATCGTAACCCCAAGAACGGTAATGAGCTGGTGGAGTTGGTCGTGTTGAAGGGTTCGCCTAACGCGACGGCTGCCGCTGACCCGACCATTCCTGCGGGGAAGATTTTGTCCGGCGCGGTTGACGCGTACATGCCGTTGTGGCGTATCCCGCTTGACGGCATCACGGTCGGCACGCCGGTACGCCTGTTCACGCCGAGAGGGGCTTTGTGGGATTCCGTAACCCTGTATAACGCGAAGGGCTTCACGGTCGTCCGCACCGGCATGATGATGCTGGTCAAATACTCCGGTTCCTTCGGTGGAGGCAGCTGGGACAGCGTGCAATGCGAATACACGCTGCCCGCCGAACTGCGCCCGCCTATCGAGGTCAATGGAATGGTGTGCGTGTCGAACGGGCAGACGTCGAGAATGCTCGTCGTCAACCCGAACGGAGCCATCCGATGCGCGAACATGGGAGCCGCTGGCAGCAATCAGGGTTGCGTCGGTTCGCTCTGCTATCCGATCCCATGAGGATAGTTTTCCGTAACCCAGCCATGGAAGCCTCCGTACACGAACAACAACCTCACTCTGTGTCGCGCCGGCCGCATCGTCACGATCAACGGCAACGTCAAATTCACCGGCAGCGGAACGCAGAACTACGCGATGGCGGTTGAGACCATTCCAGAAGCGTTCCGTCCGCTCGCCGACCAGAGCATCATCGCGTTCCCATCCTGCGGTTTCAGCCTGCTCGTCATGCGTGACGGGAAGGTGCAGATGCTGGGCGACCCGAAATCCGCCTACTCCACGGCGCACGGCTGTTGGATGGCGGCCTAGACGAATTCCACACCATCAGGCACCGGAATAATCCTCGGGAAGCATTGGACGATATCGGCCGAACCCACGCCTCCGATAAGCGTCACCGACCCGTTAGTGTTCCACCTCGCCTGTTTGCCATACGCGATGCCAGCCACGTTCGCGACGCACCCAAGACCGACCGTTCTGGAGGGCTTCACGCCCTCTTCGAACAGCCAGACAGAGTAATCGCCGACTTTCACGGTGCTTCTGAACGAAGACAGGTCCACGAAAATCAGACCGTCTTTGACCGTGATGGTGTTCGAAGCGCCATAAGAAGCCGGAACGAACGATGCGGTGTCCTGCCATCGCAGTTGGCATGTCTGGGTTACGGAAAGCTATTTCACCGGCCAGCAGCCGCAGACGCGGAAATAGTATCCGCTGTTCATGCTGCCGCTGATCGTGACCTTACCGTCAGAGTCGAAGGACAAGGCTCCATGCTGCCCGTTCACACCTTCCAGCAGTATCGCGCCTTGTCCTTCCGGCAGGAAACCGGCATCCATCGTCTCATTCACGGTCTGGCCGTTGGTATTGATGCTGGACGTGAAGGACGTGTTGCCAAAGGCGAAAGCCATCATGCCGACTTTGGCGAGATGTACCGTCATGCCGTAAGGCCCATGCCAGATCTGCCGTTCAAGGGTTACGGAATGCTATCAGCAGGTCAATATGAGTTTCTGCCACGCTTTCTGCATGTCCTTGAGGACGCTCAGATCGGGCTTCAAATAATATCTGGCGGTGGTTTGGATGTCGCTGTGTCCGAGCTGTCGTGCGACCACGCTGATGTCGGTTCCGGCCTTGATCGCCAACGTGCCGAACGTGTGGCGTAGGTTGCGTGGAGGCACGCAGGGGAGTTTCATTCGCCTGCACCAACTGCGGTAGTGGTTTGCCACTTGGTTCGCGTTCAGGTTGCCGACCAGCCGGCCAGCCTTCGTGCCGTGGCGTAGTTCCGCCAATCGTTTGACCGCGAACCGTGGCAGCGCGACGGTACGTCGGCTCAGATCGGTCTTCGGTTCGGTGACGGTCTCATGGCCCGCGACCCACTGCACCGACCTTTTCACCGTGACGGTGCCGCGACGCAGATCCAAGTCGGCCCATTCCACGCCGACCGATTCGCAGCGACGCAATCCCGCGCACACGGACACCAACAGCCACGCTTCGAGCGGGTGCCCGTAGAAGCCTTTCAACAGGCGTCGGACTTCCGGCGCGGACAGTACTTGCGGCTCGTAGTGGCGTAGGTGCGGCAGGCGTATCTCGCGTCTGGTCACGTCATTGTCGGACAAGCCGCGTTTGAACGCGAGTCGCAGTATCGCGCGGAACACCGCGTAGGCTTTGCGTGCCGCTCCCGGCCTGTCGAAGGAGTCCAACCATGATTCGATATCCGCCACGCTGATCGCGTCCATGTCCCTTCCGCTCCATTGCGGGAGGATATGGCAATTCAGGGCGCTTTCGTAGCCTACTTTGGTGCATTCGCGGAGTTTCGCACATGAGGGTTTCCAAACGGTGGTCACGAATGTGTCGAAAAGCATTGGTTCCTTTCCAATTCTGTTGAATAATCCCACACATCGTCATGTTGCCGTTGGACGGGTGGGTGTGTGGGTTTTCCCATTGTTCCATATCCCTGTTTTTTAGGAGGATGTTTTGACTCAGATCAAATTCGATTTCGGCCATCCAAACGCGGATGGCGTCGCGGTTTTGGCCGGAGAGCTGGTGCATGTGGTTCCGACCGGCCGGTTCAAGGTCGGCAAGCGCATCGTCGTGCGCGACTCTTTCGACGTGCGACTGTCGGAAGACGGCACCGCCACCGTTGACGTTACGCCGACCGACAACACGTTCGCCTACGAGGTGACGGTAGGCGAATCGCCGGATGCCTGGCGTTTCGTCCGCTGCGTGCAGGTGCCGGACTCGAGCACGCCCGTGGCGTTCGCCGATCTGGTCGATGTGGACTCGAGTACTTTGTCTCCGGCGCTTAACACTGGTGCGGCTT